TGACTACCTCGGGGCTGAAGATAGCCTGTACACCCGGGCGGTGACAAAGAAAACGCTGGTGGCCGCAGTGGCCCGGGTGATGCGCCCAGGGTGTAAATTTGACTGTATGCTGGTCCTGGTTGGGCCTCAGGGTATCGGTAAAAGTACCGTGTTCGCCAGTCTCGGGGGAAAGTGGTTTAACGACAGCCTAAGCATGAACGATGCCAAAGATAAGACGGCAGCCGAGAAATTACAAGGGTATTGGATATTGGAGATAGGAGAGTTGGCCGGGATCCGAAAGGCTGAGGTGGAAGCCGTTAAGTCCTTCTTAAGCCGCCAAAAGGACGTTTACCGACCCTCTTATGGACGTCGTACTGTGGAGCATCCACGGCAGTGCGTTATTGTGGGCAGCACTAACAACAGGAGATTCTGGCCGGTGGTGGTCGAGGGTGTGGTGGCCGAGAAAGCCCCTTGGAATATGACCGATTACACCATCAGCCAGATATGGTCTGAGGCTGTGCAGGCGTGGAAAGATGGAGAAAAGTTATACCTGGAGGGCGCAGTTGCGGAAGAGGCCTACGAGCAGCAAAAACTGGCTATGGAGGCCGATGAGCGTGTGGGCTTGATAAAGGACTACCTTGACCTGCCATTACCCGGGGGCTGGACGGAGATGAGCATAAGCGAGCGCCGGGCTTTTATCCACGATGACGACTTCGGGCAGACGACAACCGGAACAGTTACACGAGATCGGGTCTGTGTGGCTGAAATATGGTGTGAGTTGTTCCGTAAAGACCTAATGTCCATTAAGAGAACAGACATCGATGACCTGCACGGATTAATACGGCGGATCGACGGTTGGAGGCGTTATGCCGGAAATAAAGACGGTAAACTGTGGTTTAGGTTTTACGGATCTCAGAGGACATATGAAAGGAAGCCGTAAAAAACATTGCCGATATCGGCAATGCGTTCAAGTCTACAACCACAAGGTTTTCAGGCTCTTATTGCCGATATTGCCGACAATTTAGCATTATAGAATTTATAGACTTTCTATTGCCAACATTGCCGACGTATTGCCGATATCGGCAATACGTTCAGGTCTACAGCCACAAGGTTTTCAGGCTCTTATTGCCGATATTGCCGACTTTCTATTAAGTATATGAAATATAAGATATATAGGTACCCACGTACACACGTACCCGCATACACATATACGCGATAGGCGCATAAGGGAAATATCGGCAATGTCGGCAATAAAGGGGGTATAAGCGTCGGTATCACTGGGAAAAAGGCATTGCCGATGTCGGCAATAACCCGGAATGCCCGGAATGTATAAAACTGGAAGGTGATTTAAAATGAGGGAAACCACCATTGAAAAAAAATTAAAGACCGAAGTCGAAAAGCGTGGAGGCAAGGCGCTGAAATTTACATCCCCGGGGATGCGAGGGGTCCCGGACAGGATTATCCTTCTCCCGGGAGCTAAAACAATCTTTGTGGAACTAAAGGCGCCAAATAAAAAACCCGACCCAATGCAGATGAAAATGTTTATTATGCTTTTGGAATTGGGGCATCGGGCCTACGTGGTGGATTCGATGCCGTGTCTTGAACGGTTTGTCAAAGAGGTGCTGGATAGTGCAGTTTAGACCACACGTTTATCAGGAATTTGCCATAAACCACATACTGAAAAACCACGCGTCAGGTCTGCTTTTGGATATGGGCATGGGTAAGACGGTTTGTGCCCTGACAGCAGCGTCGGATTTATTACACGATTACTTCGACGTTTGTCGGGTACTTGTGATAGCGCCTCTCAGGGTGGCGGAAGATACATGGAGCCGCGAGGCAGAAAAGTGGGATCACCTCCGATACCTGAGAGTGGCAAAAGTGCTAGGACCGGAAAAGGACAGGTTAAGAGCTTTGGACGCAAGGGCTGATATTTGGGTGGTAAACAGGGAGAACGTGGACTGGCTGGTTAACCACTTCGGCAAAAAATGGCCCTTTGACATGGTGATTGTGGACGAGCTCTCTAGTTTCAAGTCTGCTAGTGCTAAAAGGTTCAGAGCCCTTCGGAAAGTCAGACCCTTGATAAAAAGGATTGTGGGTCTGACTGGGACGCCAGCACCTAACGGGCTAATAGACCTCTGGCCGCAGGTTTATCTTCTGGACATGGGAGAGCGCCTTGGTAAGACGCTTACAGGCTACCGTGATCGATATTTTGTCCCGGACCAGAGAAATAAAACCGTTATTTTTAGTTGGAAGCCAAAGCCTGGAGCCGACGATGCCATACAAACAAGACTTGCAGACCTTTGTGTTAGCATGAGCGCAAAAGATTGGCTGGTACTACCGGAGCGGATAAACAACGAGATAAGGGTAAAACTGCCGCATAAAACCAAAGAGCAGTATGAACAGCTTGAAAGGGACTTCCTTCTGCCGTTTACTAACGGAGATGTTGTGGCCAACACTGCGGCGGTTTTGTCCAATAAACTTTTACAACTTGCCAACGGCGCAGTATACGACGAAAACGGCAAGGTCAAGACATTTCACGACGAGAAGCTTATGGCCCTTGACGAGATAATCGAAACATCAAACGGGCAGTCGGTTCTAGTGTTTTATTCTTACCGGCATGACAAAGACAGGATAAAAGAACACCTGAAGAGGTATAAGCCCCGGGAACTGCTTGCAGAGTCAGATATCCAGGAGTGGAACGATGGCCAAGTATCCGTGATGCTGGCGCATCCTGCGTCAGCCGGACATGGGTTAAACCTCCAAGCTGGAGGAAACGTAATCGTATGGTTTGGATTACCTTGGAGCTTGGAGTTGTATCAGCAGGCTAACGCCAGATTAGACCGTCAGGGGCAAAAGCAAGGAGTAATAGTCCACCACTTGATAACAGAAGGGACTATCGACGAGAACGTGATGGCGGCCCTGGCAGGTAAAGCGAAAACACAGGACGCACTTCTGGAGGCAGTCAAGGCCAGGATACAAAAATATGCGGCGTAAGGTGGGTTATGCGATGGCGGAAAGATGTTTTAACTGTGGTTGTATTGTAGATACAACCTTTAGCCCGGACGGAGATCAGTGGTTGTGTGTGAATTGTATATGCGAATATTTGGGGGTGAATTAGTGCGAAAGATTAATATTATGACAGCTTATGTTAGTCTAATTTCTGAAATTCTTTATCTTGGAATCGGATTGGTAGTCCTGAAAATACTCATAGGATTTGAAGCTAACTTTAAAAATCTATTGGAATTAGCTGGAGGCATGTAAACGATTATAAAAAGAGGGTGATAATATTGTGGCTGCATATAGAGCACCGTACTACAGACCCAAGGAATCTAAGCGAGTAGCCTATTGTAAATACCACAAATGGGATTTAAGTGTAGCACAAATAAAAAATTACGGGTGTTTTCATAAGAAGAGGGAGGGCAGCTGGTGCTGTTACTTCAGACCAAACTTAAAGCATGTTTATTGGGTTGATAGGAAAATACCTGAACACACATACGCCAAAAACTAGGGTTGAGAAGTGCATCCGGAGGTGACCAGTGTGTTTGATGATGAAGATTTGAAAGATATAAGCAACATAGCCAGGATGGTGGCTGAACAGGGTCTGGAGGAAACAAAAAAGGCTTTGGAGCGAATAAGAGAGAGGAACCGGGCACATAACCTCGAAGTATATGGCTGTAATTGCCCGGCGGCTAAGTGTTACGCCAGCTGCCCTAAATACTTAACACACGATAAACATGCTGATCTTCTTGATTTTTTAGTAAGGACGAATCCTCCGGACAGAAGAGAGAAAGATCCGCTACCAACAGGGAAGCCGAGCGGCAAAAGCAGCAGCCAAAAGGTAAAAAAGAGAAAGAAACCGCTGACGTATAAAAACTTATATTTAGAGTGTTGACACAGGGCTTGACAAGATGTTATAATTTGGCGAAGCCTTTACGCAGAAGGGCAGCACACATGCTGTCAGCTAAAATGAATAAGAAGGGCAGAATACAGTCTGCCAGCTAAAGCGCCCAGTCAATCGACAGGGCGCTTTTCCTACGCCTTTTTGCCGGGGTAAATCCGAAAAGGATTCCCCGGAGCCCACCAGGGCAGGAGGTAATTATGCCAAGCAAACTCTATACTAATTTTGAGTATATAGAAAAACTGCAAAATAAATATGGTAAAAAGTTCACATTATTAAGCGAATATATTGGCAGTAAAAATAAAATCATGGTTAGGTGTAACGATTGCGGTAAAGTTCAAAACAGGCTTCCGGTCAAGTTATTATATAATGGCTCGTGCAGAGGGTGTTTTGATGTAAGGCACACAAAGACACATAAAGCGTTTGAGTCGGGATTGAAAGATAGGTATGGCGATGAATATACTTTGCTTAGTAAGTATACTTATGATAAGGATAAAATTATAGTAAGGCATAATCAATGCGGTGCAGAGTACGAGATAATTGCTTCAAATCTATTACGTAATGGCGGATGTAAATTTTGCTTACCTAAAAGACTAAGAATGAAATTCACTAAAACAACGGAAGAATTTAAGAAGTACATTAAGCAAGTTGTTGGAGATGAATATTCAATATTAGAAGATTATGTTAATGCCAATATCCATATACTTTTTAAGCATAATGTTTGCGGAAATGAATACAGGGCAAAGCCAAACATCTTTATTCAGGGAAATAGATGTCCCAAGTGCGCGATAGAGGCACGGAAGAGTAAGGATACGACAAATAGAAAGATATCAAAAAATATTCGCCCAAGAATCATTCATGTTTTGCGAGGTCGCACTAAAAGTTCATCAACTGTTGAGTTAATTGGTTGTTCAGTGGAGGATTTGAGGGTTTGCCTTGAAAGGCAATTTTCAAGCGGCATGAATTGGGATAATTACGGAAAGCGAAACGGATGGCAAATAGATCATGTTAGACCATGCGCCTCTTTTGATTTAAGTGAACCAAAGCAACAAAAAGAATGTTTTCATTACACAAATATGCAACCATTATGGGCAAGTGATAATATAGCAAAGCATTCTTGGTGGAATGGAATTCATTATGGAGTTGATATAATTGCCAAAAAAGCCACTCAGACCATGCGCCCAGCCAGGGTGTAGCCAGCTTGTAACTGGTGGACGATGCGAAAAACACCGCAAGCAGATAGTAAGGCAGTATGACAGCCAGCGAGGGACCTCCCAAGAGAGAGGTTATAATTATCGCTGGCAAAAATACTCCAAATGGTTTCTGAGACAACCTGATAATGTGTTCTGTAAACTGCAACTCCCCGGGTGTGCTAATGTATCCCAGTGTGTGGACCATATAGTGCCACCAT